CAACCGGTAGTTCTCGGCATACTTGTGGCCGGAGTAGTCCTGCTCTTGATCCTAGCCTTCTTTGTCGTTTGGGTACTTGAAGATTGATCGTCACCAATGGCGAAATGAGCGCAGGCGATGCCCGGCAATCGAGCATCGCCTTCCGATCAACTGCGGCTTAGGCAGCGGCCACACCGTTCCAGTGCCTCCCTCCCCCGCCGAGTCGCACACCGACCCACATCAGCCACCGGCGCCACGCCGGCACACCGGTGACAGCCGACGCCTCGCGCAGCACTGCGTCGGCAATGTTGCGCGGCACGGGATGCGTCGAATAGATGAAGTCGTGCACCACGCTCGCTTCGTTCGACGTGCCACCGGCGAGCAGATAGGCGATCGGAATCCGCGGCACCGACGCCAGGTCCGTGACAAACCCCACCGGCACCGTGAACGTCATCTTGGCGACGTCAGACTGATAGACGAGCGGCGCCGTGAGGCGCCACAGACCATCATCGCGCGGCGTGGCGTTCTCCATCTGCAATTCGGTCAGGAACGCACTCACGATGGAGTCACTCCGGACGCGGGCGCCGGTGCGGCCGTCGGCGTACCGAACTGGGCGAGCGCGGCAGACAAGGCCACCTGGAACGCCATCAACCCGATTTGCGCACTCGTCTTCGCCGCGTCATCGATCGGCAGCAACCCCACCACCTGCACGGCCGCCGGGATCGACGTATTCACGAGGTTCGATACGGTCGAGGGATCGATCGACGCATTGGCGGCACACAGCGCGGCATTGCCCTTCACCAGCTCGCCGAGAATGAGTTGCTGGGCGGGATCCGATACCGTCATTGCCTTGACCGACAGCAGCGTCGGCTGAACGACCGCGCAGGCCTTCGTCACCTGCGTCTGAAAATCGGTCGCGACGGTCACGGTACCGGCGCAGCCAGCGAAAGCGATGGACAGGACAAGGCCTGCCGCAAGCAGCATAAGCTTCTTCATGGAATTTCCTTCGGAGTGTTGCCGCGGGCGCGGCGAGGTGGTTACTGCGAGATCGGCGTAGCGGATTGCTTAGCCGCCACGCGCGCGGCGACGTAGTTGAGCGCAGCGTGCGCGCCGGCGACCAGCACGCCAGCAACGAGCGACGAAACGCTGGCCGGCACCGGCACATGAAACACCAGGCCGAGAGCCCACTCGACTGCGGGCATGAGGGTGGCGGTCGAGATCGCGACGCCGCCAGTGACGACTGCTGAGTTTTGAGCCATAGATGCTCCTATGCTGCGTGGTGAATGACTTCGGCAGCCGAGAACTGATAGCCCTCTTTGCCGTACTTTTGTGCGATCCAGATTGGGAACGGCAGCGCATGCATGCCTTCGTCTTTCCCGATGTGGTGCGCCTTGCAAAGCAACATGCCGTTGACCGTCATGTCGTCGACGAACTGGGTCCAGTCGGTGAAGTGGTCCCAGTCGAATGCCTTGATCGCCTCGCCCCATACACCGGCCTGCGCATCGAACTTGAAGCGCTCCCAATCGATCATCTCGGCGAACGAGCGCTCGATCGGGTGGTGATGCGCCTCGAGCGGATGGCCGCTCTCCTCCGCCGTCGCGTTGCAGATGAAGCAGCGGCCGCCGGCGCGCGAGATCAGCGCCTTGCGCGTGCGCTCGAACAGTGCGGTGGTTTTGCGCGGCTCGTGGCCGGGGATATTGACGTCGACAGTCAACGTCTCTTTCTCTTCGTGGATTTGGGTAACGTCGGTCATGGCCGTAAACGAAAAAACCCGGCACGAGGCCAGGTTTGGTTGTGGTAACAACTGCTTGCCAGCAAGCGAATTCGGAAGTTTTTTCGTCTTGTACGGAGAAAGGGAAATTGATACCTTCATGACGCGCGCGAGGCATATCGTCCCCCACGCGTGTGTGTCTGAGCGGCGCCCCGACCTCCGGCAGCGCCGCTCTTTTTTATGCGCCGACTCCCATTGCCTTCTTCGCGGCGCCGTAAAGCGCCAGCCTTTCGGAATAGCCGTTCGGCGTTGCCTTCGACGCTGCATTGCCGATGTTCACCGTGCGCGAGACGCCGAGGAAATCGCCAGCATCCGCGAGAGTGTTGAGCTTGCGGTTGAACCAGTACCAGCCTGCGGACATCGTGGCGCTGGTTGGTTGCTCGAGCAGCTCGGGGTGATTGAGCAGATCGAGGTCGAGGCCGATCGCCGCGAGCGTGTAATTGCGGCGGCCGGTGATTTGAATCAGGCCGCGGCCGCAGAATCGGAGACCGTCGCCGGGCTGCGTGTTGCCCAGTTCGCTCGCCTTCATCGACGGCGGCTCGTACGCGGTTTGCGCTAACGTCGGGCCCCAGAGCTCTTTCGTGAAAACCAGCCGAGCCGACTCGACGCCGACGGTCGCGAGGAACGCGGCGACGCTCAGCGGCGTGGTGATCCCGTACTTGTCGCACGCTGCCTGAAGCGGCTGCACCCACTGCGATGCGCGCATGACGGTCGAGCCGCACCCCGCGGCAACGATGGGAGCAGTCAGGTTCATAGCACCGCCATCAGGAATTTGAAGCAGTCAGCCAACCATCCGGGAAACCGATGGAACTGCGTGTAGAACCAGAATCCGTACAGTCCGAGCAGCGGCAAGACGATGGGAATGAACACCTGTCTCTGGAAGAAGCGCCATGAGGCAGCGAGGCGACACATGAACCGCGCGCCGGCGGCGACATCGCTCAGAATGCTGCGGATGAGTGCGGTGTCCTCGGCGACCTGATCGGCTGTCGCCTCCACCTTTCGAGTGACCTTGGTGTTCTCGGCAATCGCCGCGTCGTGCGCCACGAGGTATTCGACAACGTGCGCGCGGAACTCCGGATCGGGCATCGTCAACATGTCTTTGGCTTCCATGAATCCCCGGAAATAAAAAAAGCCGCCCGGAGGCGGCTGGTCAGTTTTTGATACACTACCGCCCGGATGCCGGCAGCAGGTCTATTCTGATGTTGGAATCCACAGACCCTATGCGTCTAGCAGCGCATGGGGTCTTTCTGTTTGCGAAAGCCATAAACGACAAAACCGCCTCATGGGCGGTTTTCTGCTTGCTACAGCAGCTTTTTCAAATCAACCTGTGGTTTTTTTCTTTCTCAGCCAAATGCTCCCGCCTCTATTTTTCAAACAGAGTGGCATGTTTTCACGGAAATAGTCTGGGTGAAAGTGTTCTAAAAACGTATTAAACGCGACAATCTCGAAGTCTGAATTATTTTGCAGGAATGCTCGTAGCAGATATGCTTCATTCCATGCCCTACCTTCATCTATCCATTGCTTTGCATACTCAAATGGATAAAAAATATCGTGAAAGTGAATGTAGACTCCTTCAGCGAGTGAAGGCAGCACATTGAAGATAATGTGATTCACATCGCTGCCAGTTCTGCTGACGTGCGTCGAGTCTACGAACAAAATGTCGTTTTCTTCCAGCGAGACAAACAGAGAATCCTCAACGTCTTGCACCCGTTTTCCGTGTACCCGAATCCTGTCAAGGTCACCGTCTTTGAGAAGGGAATGCAGAAGATTCGGGTATGGCTCGACGAAAGTACACTTTATCGAATTATCGAACCATAGCTCGTTTGTATCTAGCAGCATGCATGAGGAATACCCCGACCCAACTTCTATTACCTTTTTCGGCTTTGCGTACCGAATCATTCCATTCAGGAAGATTCCATCCGAATAGCTGTATGCTGGGTTTTCGTAGTGGTATCGAAGTCCGTCCACCTTTTCAGATTGAAAAGGTAGGTCAGGATAGTAGTCTTTCAGCACGTCAAGCAATTTGAGTTGCTTGTCTTCGCGCAAGTCAATACCCGGCATAGTACGAGGCCAACTGGCGAAAATCCTTGCCGCGTCTCTGCGTAACTCTTCCTTTGGTGCGATTGGCGAATAAAAATGACCATTCGGGACAAACGGCGGGCCTTCGCCGAACAGGCGGAGATCGGCTGCCTGCTCGTCAATTCGTTGCCTCGCTTCCTGAAGGTCGGCAACTAGAAGCTCACCTTTCCCCCAAGCTTCGTCACGCTCGCTAACCGCTACGCTCAGAGCTTCACGGATCCGTTCCGCCTCTTTAGCAAGCTGCTCCAATCTTTGACGGAGATCGTCCGCCGTCTGGGTGCGATCCTCGACAGTCCGACGAAGATCACCGGCAGTTTGACTGAAGTCGTCGCGCTGCTTGAGTAGTCCCCTAAAGGGGGGCATACGTTTGACGATGTCCCTAAGACGGCGATTCGCTTGCTCCGACATGACTCGATGCTCTCCCGATTTATTCGTGTAGGCCTTGGCGCGCTTTCCCTTGGACAAGGCTGTCCGATTCTATCGGAACGTACCGGAAAAATCTTACCTCGCGTTACATACGACCAAAAAGCATCTTGACCGTTAGCCCCAAAGGGGCTACTCTGATGCTGTTGGGTAGCGCGTCGCGCAGCCCGCCACCTCCGAAAGGATGACCATGAAACACTCATTTCGAGTGCGCGTTCTTCGCGCTATCAGCAATGCCAATCCACTATGTTCCACCCACGCCAGAAGCCCTGCGCGCGCAGAAAGAGCGCCTCAGGAAAACGGGCGATCAGATGGCGACGATGTACGGACTTGCCGGCAACAACCAGTGGCGCAAGTACACCGGCGGTCACGATCCACGACCAATGAGCCTGCCTATGTTGTTCCTCGCCGGAGCGCTTCAGAATCGCAACGCGACGGTCGACGAGGTGCTCGAGTGGTGCCGGCGCGAGACCGGCGCGATCATCGACCTGGACGTGACTACCGATTCCCGGGCGCTCGCTGGCGATCCGGAGCAGTAGCGACTCTTTCCGCATGTGCGTTGTCTGCATGTGGTGGGGGCGGTGGTGGGTCCTCGTCAGCAAAAACTACCCAGACCGGCATCATTTATGGCGACACAACCACCTGTGTGCTCAACGGTCCGTGCGTCACTACGCCAGCCGCGCCGTCTAACGCCAATCTCGCCAGCGCACCGGTAGGTGCCAGTCCCGTGCTGATTGAAGCGTATGGCGATTCAACGCAGCGCGGCATCACATACGATCCGGCTACAGGTACGTATCCGCAAAATCCGGGCAATGCACCCGCATATCTCGGTTGGGCGCTTCAGGCTACATACGGGCCAACCGTGCAAGTATCCAATCAGGGAGTCAGCGGAACGACAGCTACGCAGTTGCTCAATGGCACTGACGGCGTACATCCAGATTGGCGCACGCAGATGCAGAATTCGAAGGCGCAGATCGTGACAATCAACCACTTGATCAACGACGCGTACGAACAACAGGAAACGGCACAACAGTATGGCGATTCGCTCACGCAACTCGTCCAGACCGCGCAATTTTATGGAAAGACAGTCGTGCTCGAAGAGCCAGCACCGACTTGTGCAGACCCGGTTAAATACGCCACGCAGGAGCAGTTTATTGGCGTCATGGAATGGGTTGCCTCCAATCTGAACGTCAACATCGTGACCGAAGATGCTTTTATAAAAACCATCACCGGCTGGCAGTCGCATGAGCCTGATTGCATCCACCCCGACGCCTACCTGTACCAGATCATTGGCGATCGGGAAAATTCGGTGATCTCCCCGATCGTCGGCTGGTACGCGCTGCACTAACCACGCACAGCGAGACTGGATGTCCCCTGAAAGGAACCAGTCCCGCTGGTCGCAACCGCGCCGTATAGCGTAACGTAGTGCAACCCTTCAGTCGGTGTGATGTTGATTTCCGTGTTGAACCCGACTCCCGTACTCGCGAGCGGCGAAGGAGATACGAAGTTCGATCCGAACAGGCTGCCATCTAGCGACGCCTGGCTCAGACATCCCGCGCCGCTGCCAACGGTGTTCGTCGAGTTGCCTGCGAATGTCGCTCGTACACCTTCGTCCGCCCAGGAAAGGAACGAGATACGGTTTGACGTGCTCAACTCCGTTGCGGAGGTCGAAGTGGTCGTGTTCGGCCCAAAGGTCGCGCCGCCGAGTTTGATGCGGCGATTGAACCAGTTCAAGCACCCGATCAATGCGGCCGAGTCCACGAATTGCGAACTCGCGTTGGTTTGGATCATCCCAATCAACGTCAATGCCGTGTTGCCGCCTTGGGTTTCGACACCATTCGGCGCCGTACCATGCCCCGTAGTTGACAGCACGAGCGCCGGAGACGCAGTCGTACCTGACAGGTAGACATAGTAGAGCGTGGACGCGGAAAGGCCGCTGTTGCTGATTGATACGCCTGCAGATGGAAGTTGGAGCGGGACACCATTGACGATAACGCTGTTGCCGTTGTACGGCTTCAGAATGAGTGACGTGGTGCTGGCAACGGACAGGCGACATTGCCCATGTCCAATGATGCCAAGCTGCCCCGATGTTCCGAGCGCCTTGATGGCAGTTAGCACCTGGTTGTAGGTCGTTTTGCTCGGCGTACCTCCGCCGGCCACAACGATCGCGCGCAGCTCTTCCTGAATCATGTTGAACCAAGATGCGCGCTCGAGCGTCGCTGGCACTCCTGTGGCAGGATTCCCCTCGGTCCAATAACCTTCGGTTCCTGCAGCTTCTGGAGTCGGTAGAGACGTGGCCGCCGTTGCGTCGTCAATTCGAAACATGTGACCTCTTATGCGTATGCAAAGATTGGAATCGTGTGGGCCGGCATAATTGCTCGGAATTCGCACTCCAGAACTGCGTTCCCCCATGCGGCTAATGGGTCGCCTGCAGCCGAAACGCCAACACGCGACCTGACGATGGTGTTGAGCGGCGCAGTGATGAGCCACGCGAAAGCCCAGTCCACTCCACAGAGTGGCTGACCTACCCTGCTTTGCCCGACACGCGCCGGTACAAATTGGGTAATGGTCACCGTGTAGCCGAGACTTGCAGCAAAGCCGATGAAGTACGGAATCGACGCTCCACCGATGTTGGTGAAACGCGCGACAACCTGGCTTCGACGCTGAGGTATCGTCGGCGCCACGCCCGCACACGGATCAGGCAGCCCAAGCGTTGACTCCCACTCCGGAAGCAGCTCGTAGGTTGTCGATGGGAACGAATCGATCAGCAGGTAATTGGCCCGCGCTGTTTGGCGCTCGTAGCACGGGGCCAGGCCTGATAGCACTTGGGTCTGCACTGCATCAGGGTCACGTGGCCAGACTCGGCCACGCGGTAAAAGCGCCTGCATCGCCGCGAGAAAATTCGCGGCGGTGAAGTTTGGTGCGAGCATCGAGCCCTCAGCTATAGATCACGTTGGCAAGCACCGGGAGAGAGCCAAAGCTGCCTTGGATGTTGCCCGGATAGGTCGTGGTGGTCACGCCAATCACGCCTTGCACTAGCGTGATAACGAAGCCGCTCGTTCCTGAGATCGCAGCGATCGCCGATTCGATGTCGGATCGGTTGATCGTCCCAGCGCGCGGATCGCCGTTCCGGAAAAACACATCCGCAATGGCGGCCGAGATGGCTGCACGCGTCGCCGTCGATGCGGATGTCAGACCGGAGATCGTGAACGTCAGGTTGTTCGCGATCGGCGAGACCGAGTAAATCAGGGCGGTTACAGGTTGCTCAGACACGATCGCGTCGGCCACCACTAGCTGGTCGCCTGTTGCTAGGGTCCCTCGCGGAACGCCGCCCGGCCCCTTGTCGTATTGCGACACCCCATTGGTCCCTTGCGGGAAGCCGCCGTGAGCCGCTTCAGCGTCGTCCCACATCGTATAAATGACGACGGTGCCCGCACCGAAATTATTCGGTGCGCACCAGGCACGCGTGACGCCGGCGACGGCTAGAGCCCATCCGACGTAGTCGTTGACGTCGCCACCCTGCGGCGTGTTCTGATAGGCCTCGAGCATCCGGCTGCGAAGCGGGTCGTTATCTTCGATGTCGGCACCAGACTGTACATTCGCAACGACGGTACCGCTGGACTGGATTCCGTCGACGGTGGCGCCGAGGGCCATGGTCGCGCCAACATCAGTGTTTCCGGCAGATCCTGCGACGTCCGCGAGCACCGTGACGGTGACTGTTCCATCGCCACCGACGGACTGCGTTGCCGTCGTCGTGTATGAGGTGCCGTCGCTTCGGACGACTGGCGTTCCAGCATTCAGCGGCTTGCCAATCGTTCCATTGAAGACAATCGAGAAACTTGCCGGCGTCGCAGCTTTTCGGTAGACCTTCTTCAGTGCCGCCCACCCTTCCAGATACTCATCTTCAGCAGTAAAGGGGACTGCTTGCAATGAAATCCAGTCGAGATAGCCCATATGCATGTTCGACATGCCGGCCTGCACCTTGCCGACGACCTTCAATACCGCGAACCGCAGCAGCGCGTCGGCACCTTCCAGCGCGGACGCAATATCGGCCGCCACCTCAGTAATCAAGGTGGAAAGCGTCTTTCTTTGGAATGGCATATCAGGAGAGCTGGTTCCAGGCCCACGCGTACGTCAGCGGTATCTGCGGGCCGGTCGGTTGATAGAGGATGATCTGCGCACCGAGAAACGTGTCGCGCGTCCAT